TCTACGTAAATGGAATTGTAAGTGTAGCTAATGGAGTTTAAAGATGCCGTAAAGATAGTATTAAAACACGAGGGAGGCTATGTTAATGACCCAGTTGACCCGGGTGGAGAAACTAATATGGGGATAAGTAAAAAAGCTTATCCCTTTCTTGATATAAAGAACCTCACGATTAAACAAGCTAGTGATATATACTTTAAAGATTACTGGTTAAAAGCTAAGGTGTCTAAAGTACCTGAAGAGCTACGTATGATTTATTTTGATATGGTAGTTAATATGGGTAGGTCAAGAGCAGTAAAGATATTACAAGAAGCTATTACAGCTAAAGGAGTTAAAACAACTGTCGATGGTGGTATAGGACCACAAACTATAAGCAATGCTTTAAAATCAGGCTTAGAGCCAGAAAGACTGCGTAGTTATAGAGTTAAATATTATGCAGACTTGGTTAATAGAAAACCCAAATTAGGAAAGTATTGGTATGGTTGGTACAGAAGAGCCATTGCAACGTAGTAAAACTGGTAACGATATTTTTAACGAGTTAGAGTTTAAAGCTACTAAACGTTTTAAAGAAGCTCCAAATAAATGCGAATGTTGCGGTAAGAAAGATACTATAATAGGTATAGAACTTATAGGTGCTAAAGAAGGGGCTTTGTACTGGGAATGTGAACATTGTAAGACTAGATATCTTAAATTCACAAAACAAACAACTGTTAAATACTTAAAAAAAGCATCCGAACTATGGATAGATTTAGGAGGTCTAGAGAATATATGCGAACAGTTACCAAATTAGGAGATGATGTTGTTAAGAGAGGAATTGTTACACCAGATAAACATTTCCCACTTCACGATAAACCTGCTATAAATGTTGTATGTGAAGCTATTAAACAAATTAAGCCTGATTTCTATGTGGACTTGGGCGACACTGGAGAGTGGGGTTCAGTCAGTCACTTCCAGTGGAAGAAGAAAAAAAGACCACCTTTGGAGTATCAGTTACCAAGGGTATATGAGGATATAAAAGATGTTAATGCTGGTATGGACAAGATTGACAAAGCTCTTGACTATGCTAAGTGTGAAGAAAGATATTTTTTGGAAGGTAACCACGAACAGTGGCTAAACTCATTCTCACAAGAGAATCCTTACCTTCAAGGACTATCTGTAAAAGAAGCATTACTCCTTGATAAAAGAGGTTATGAATACTATCCAAATGGTAAGTATTTAAAGTTAGGACATCTGTGGTATTATCACGGAAATCACTATGGTGGAGTTGCACACGCAAGAAACCACCTGTTAAGACTAGGATGCAACATCATTTATGGTCATCATCACGATTTGCAAATGCACAGCGTGACACACATAGATGGACCAAAAAGTGCGTGGAGCATCGGATGTTTAAAGGATATGTCAGATGAAACAAATGCTTGGTTGGGAAATAGAAAAACAAATTGGCAACACGCTTTTGCAGTTGTGGACTATTATTCAGATTCAAGGTTTACAGTACACGTTGTTAATATTATTGACGGCGTTACTTCATTATGGGGTAAAACATTAGACGGGAATTAATATGCCAAAAAGAATATATGAAATAAACAATTTTAATCAAGGTATTGTAGCAAATCCTAATGATGAGTTAGATACTCCACCTAATTCAGCAAGTATTAGTTTAAATATAGACCCACTAGTATCTGGTGAGTTAGCAGGAGTACCTACCGATGCTTATTTAAAACAATCAGGTTTTAAGTCTACTTATAGTGTGACTGAATATACTGCTCCAAGAACATTTGCATCATATAATCCTTCAACAATTACTCAACTTACGCAAAATCAATCTGCCTAATGCCATTAAACAATTCACAATATTTTGAAGTATCAGGAGCCTACACAGGAACTGTAGATAAAGAATTTGCTGTTGTGATAGATGAGGTTAGTGGAACAAATAAATATAAATACAAAACAAGAACAGAATCTTCTGATTGGGGTAGCTTTAGTACAGCCGCTACTATAACATTAAATACAGCATTGACTTTAGAAGACGGCGTTCAAATAAAGTTTACTAGGTCTGCTGTATCTCATTACAATGATAACGAGTATTGGAAGTTTACAGCTTATGCAGATTTAAAACTATCAGAAGTAACTGGTGATTATAAGTATATAGAAACATTAGACATAGGTGAGAATAGAAATCTTTTAGCAATAACAGACCACGGAGAAGTATCAGTTGTAACAGATATTGATAGTGACTCAGCTACAGTATCTAATGATGCTACTGTAAACATAGGAGAAGGTTCTTCTAGCTTTGATTTTTGCCATAATAATAAAGAGATGTATATAGCTAAAGGAAGAAATACTGCACCTAGATGGCTTGGTTATACAGAGAACAACGGACTGCAAGGTAAAGATGAATTAGCTCTAAAGTCAACTCTTGCAATGGACCAGCTTAGTAAGTTTGCAAAAGAAAATTCTACAGCATTAGAACGCTCTGTAGTTTTAAGAGGTGGAGGTGGAGCAAACTCTAAAGATGCAAGAATTATTGCAGGATTTAATGTTGGAGACCAACAAATAAGTATATTAAATCAAAATAATAATAAAGCTTATATATATCAAATACCTAGTGAAGCATTATCTATAAAAAGATGTTATATATTTACTACTGGTTCTCCAAATTATTATTGTGATGGCTTTGCTGTATTAAGAAAAGGCAATGGCAGTTATAATGGATTTATTGATTTATGGAATCTTAACTCTTCTTCTACTGGACAGGTAGGACAAAATGCAAATAAAACAGCTACTATAAATCTTGAAATGCTTGATTTATATTGGACACACTTTGGTGATTTTTTAATTGTACCTAAGTTTGCTGATATGTCAAATACAAATCAAAAGTTTACTGTTGTTCTTAGTCATACAAGAAGTGCTCATACTGGATTTAGTCCTAATAATGCTTCTGGTTATATGTGGCTTTTTAAATCAGATGAATTTACTTATGACCAGTTAACTAGTGATTTAATATTATCTAATACTATACAAAATTCTCTTACAGGTTCAGGAAGTACTACTTCTAATATGGACGATGTAACTCCTCAACTTGGTACACCTGAAGCTGACAATACAAGTCACAGTACTAATCAAAGTCACTTTTATTATATAGCTTATCAACCAGTAGTTAATTATTTAAATGATACGCCTATATATCAAAACAGTGGTGTTGGTATTTTTCCTAAATGGTTTCCTGTTAATGAAAACCAAATTAATGGAGCTGAGTATAGACCTGCTATAGTAGAACCTGCACAACAATCATTAGAGTTTGGTGGTTGGGATGGCAATGGAGAAAATCCTATTGTATTTTTTACTACTAAAATGAAAAGAACAAATATAAGAGATAATGATAAAGATTTAAGAGCTGTTAAAGCTGATGTTTTTGGTGGGTCTTTTGGACCTAATGATAGTGGAACTTCTTATAATTTAATTACTGAAGTAGAAGGCTTTCATAATGATTCTAACAATGCTTTTAATAGCAACGCCTTGATAGGTCCGTTTATGAAATGCGGAAATAGCAATACTAATCAACAAAGGTTTTTTCCTATTAAATGGATTACTTGGGGTGCTCCAATAAATAATATTACTGGTAGAGTTAGATGGAAACCATTTTTACATACATTAGATTTTGATACAGATGAGTCTTTATCTTCTTTATATCAAAAGGTTATAGGTAATCCACTAGATTTAATAAGTAATGCTGACCCTTCTTTTGGTGATGATAATACAGAAGGAACAATACAAAGAGATGTTGTGCCTTCTGGTAATCCATTGTTTGGTTTTGATGGTAGATTTAATATACACAGTTTCCAAGATAATGGTGGTAAAAGTTTAATGTCTTATGTTAGACCGGGAAGTAGAAAATTATTAACATTTAGGTTTGGTAACGAATCAACAAGACCTATGCCTTTAAGCGATATGACTACTCCAGAAATATTTCCAAATGATTTTGGTACTGGCACTAATACTGCATATGATAAATTTTATACTAATGCTCAAACAACAAACAGGTATAACTATACTGACTCTGGTAATAAAAAAGGGTATGGTACTAATGATAATGGAAGCATTTTAAGAAGTAGTATTACTGGTGCAGAAAATAGTGATGATAAACTTTCTTATAGACTTTGTGAAGGTTTATATAAATTAGAAAAGAACGGTACTGGTGATTGGGTTCCTGATGTAGCAAACGACAAACAATATATAATGTCAGTTCCATATAGAGACCACTTGATAGAACAAAAGTTTTTACAATTTTATACAGATAATAGTAGAACTAGTGGTAATAGCACTGCGGCTTCAAATCTATATGACTCATCAGATAGTGCTTTTTCTGTAAGTGCTACAGAACAAACTAGTAGTCAAAATACTTACAAAGGTCAACAAACTAAAAAGAATTTTTATATAGCATCACTTGTTTATGATGGATATCAAGAAACTCCGTTAATTAGTGTAGGGGCTTCAGTAACTGGCACTGGTGGTAGTAATAGTGATGAAATATTAAAAGAAGTGCAGGTAAGTATTGTAATAAAACCATCTTATCAAATTAATGATAGGGTTACATCGGTAGCTTTATATAGAGCAAACTCATTAGATAATACCGATACAGAACCAGATGGTTTGTATAGGTTTGCCGCAGAAATACCATTGTATCAGTTTAGCTATAATCAATCGGCTGATGAATATCAATTTGAATATTATGATAGGGGTGATGTAGAAGGTACGTATGAAGCTATCAATGGTATATCAGAAAAACTTAATAGAATTGACATAAACTATGGAGTAATTACAAAACAAAACGGTTATATGTTTGCTGGTAACTGTAAACACGTTATGATTGAAGATGCAGATAATTATGTATTTAGGTCACAACCGGGTAAGTATTCTATATTTGATTGGTCAAAAGATTTTATACAACTTCCATTTGTACCAGTAGCGTTAAAGGGCTTTATGGGTAGGGTGTACGCATTTAGCAATAATCAAGTTGCTGTTATTAATCCTGATACTCTTTTTATAGAAGATGTTATAGAAGGAGTAGGGTGCATTAGCAATAGGACAATTAAAGTGTCTGATGCAGGTATGTTCTGGTGTGATTATAAAAACGTATATCTAGCTAGTCCAAAAATAAACAGCGTAGGTGATGCAATTAAAACTGTAGAATCGGTAGGATGGAATAACTTAACTATGGATGTTAAATCTGAAGTGCGTTTGGGGATAGACGCAGTAAGGAAGTGTTTTTTACTATTCTTTACAAACGGAAGTGACCATAGAGTGTGGTTGTATAGTTACAAAAAGGACAGATGGGATTTAGGACAAACAGAAAAGAAAGTGTTAGATACTGCTGATGCTAAAGATGGATTATGCTATTTGCTATTAGATGATGGTAGAATAGCTAAATTTATGGGTGGTGATGCTAGGAAAGACTGGGAATGGGAATCTAAGAAGATGCGACTTGGTGAAGTTATGGTTGATAAAAAGATACGAAATATCAAGGTAGAAGGTAATAATCGAAATAAACTTGCTATATCGTATAAAGTAGATGGTAGTAATAACTATAATTCTGGTACAGATATTAGCACTAATTTTACTGGTGATAGTAATAAAGCTATTAAGTTAGCTACTAATGACAATGGTAAACATCATTGGGTAAAAGCTAAAATAACAGGTGATAATACAAGCAGTGGTAGTAATGTAAAAGCACACGCTTTATCAGTCATTTATAAACCAAAGAGACCAAAGTAATGGGTAAAATAAAAAAGAATATTTTAATAAGTGGTCAAGAAGCTTTGAATCATTATGGTGATGATGCTGACGCTGAATACCAAAAAAGAGTTACAGGTAAAGCAGTAGTAGAACAAAAGAACCAGTCTATTAAAGGTGGTAATGAGCAGTCTTCTGGTGCTGTAGGTACAATAAGAGTTATTTTTGATGGAGAATCACCTAAAGTTGAAATAAAATCATCTAAAGGTTGGATACAATCAGATAGTTCAAGTGCTACTGGGTTTATAATTAAAAAATAAGTATATTAAGATAGGGTAATACTATGAGTTGGCTAAGTAAATGGATAGATAAAAGAACTGGTGCAAATAAAGCAATAGATGTAGAAGCACAGCAAACACGTTATAACACTGCTATGAGTGGCGTTAATCAGGGTTATAACAAAATGATGGGTATCGCTGAACAACAGATGGATATGGACAGCGATATGAATCGTAACAGACTTGCAATGATGGAAGCAAGTTCTGCTGACAATGCGGCTGAAAGTGCAAGGTTAGCGGCTAGAGCAGGAGCACAAGCAGGTGGTGTACCAGCGGCAGCTATGATG